CAAGGCGCTGCTGGCGTCGCGGGCCGATAGCTCGGAAATCCGCTCGACGATTGCACCGGATGCCGCGATACCTCAGCAAAACCAATCTGCCGCCAATCCCCTGATGGCGGCTGTTAAGAAACTCACCGGAAAGGAGTAAGCCATGCCCGTCATCACCGAAGATCTCAACCTGGGCGATCTGCTCAAGTACGAAGCCCCCAATCTCTATTCGCGTGACCAGGTCACGGTTGCCGCCGGCCAGAACCTCGTGCTCGGCACTGTAGTCGGCATCGACGCCACCACGGCCAAGGTCAAACAGATCGATCCGGCCGCCACCGATGGCACCGAAGTCGCCGTCGGCGTTCTCGCCACCTCGGTCGACGCCAGCCTGATCGATCGCGAGGACGGGATTCTGATTGCCCGTCATGCCGTCGTCGCCGATCACGCCTTGTCATGGCCGGCCGGTATCGCCCCCCTGGACAAAGCCGCTGCGATCGCCCAACTCAAGGCGGCCGGCGTACTCGTTCGCCACGCTGTTTAAAGGAGTCCTCTCATGCAGAACCCGTTCTCGAATCCCGCCTTCTCGATGGCCAACCTTACGGCCGCCATCAACCTTCTGCCCAACCGCTACGGTCGGCTGGAGTCGCTCAACCTGTTCCCGGTCAAGCCGGTGCGCTTCCGCCAGATCCTCATCGAGGAGAAAAACGGCGTGCTCAATCTCCTGCCGACGCTGCCGGTGGGCAGTCCCGGCACGGTGGGTCAGCGCGACAAGCGCAAGATGCGCTCCTTCGTCGTGCCCCACATCCCGCACGACGACGTGGTGTTGCCCGAGGAAGTCCAGGGGCTGCGCGCCTTCGGATCGGAAACCGAACTGGAGACCGTGGCCGGCGTCATGGCCCGCCATCTGGAGACCATGCGCAACAAGCACGCCATCACGCTGGAACATCTGCGCATGGGTGCATTGAAAGGCATCATCCTTGATGCCGACGGCTCGACGCTCTACAACCTTTACGACGAGTTCGGCATCGCGCCCAAGGCGATCAACTTCGCCCTGACCACGGATAGCACCAACGTCCGTCAGAAATGCGTCGATACCCTGGCGCACATCGAAGAGAACCTGCGCGGCGAGTTCATGACCGGCGTGCGCTGCCTGTGCTCGCCCGAGTTCTTCGAGAAGCTGATCGCCCACCCGAAGGTCGAGAAGGCCTACGAGAACTTCCAGCAGGGCGCGATCCTGCGTGACGATGTCCGTGCCGGCTTCACCTTCGGCGGCATCGTGTTCGAGGAGTATCGCGGTCAGGCCACCGATGGCAACGGCGCCACCCGTCGCTTCATCGCGGCCGGCGAAGCGCATGCCTTCCCCGTAGGGACGATCGACACCTTCGGCACCTACGTGGCCCCGGCGGACTTCAACGAGACCGTCAATACGCTGGGACAGCCGCTGTACGCCAAGCAGGACTCGCGAAAGTTCGAGCGCGGTACCGATCTGCATACGCAGTCGAATCCGCTACCGATGTGCCATCGCCCGGGCGTGCTGGTCAAGCTGACGATGTCCTGATGACCGTCCTGACTGATCTGTATGCGGCAGCCGGGCGAGCTGGCTTGCTCACACCGGCCGTCATTGGGGGCGCGGAAGTCCTGGTGGATTTTCGTGCCCCCAATGTCGAGGTGCTCGATGGCCTGGGCTTGTCCTCTGACTATGCAATCCGCTACCCGGTCGAAGCGACGATTCTGGATAGCGGTCACGAACTCGTGATCGGTGGCGTGACCTACCGCGTCCGCGAGGTCAGGGCCATTGGGGATGGTTCTGAATGCCGGGCCACACTCACCCGACTTTAGGGGCCGATCTTGATCCAGCGGTTCCAGAGCATACGCGCGATGGTGGCATTCACTGCTTGGCGATCGAAGCGATCGGGATCGAAATCAAGGCCAGCCCATTCCCGGAAGGCTTTGGTTTCATCCCCGTAGGGATCGTCTTCCAGTCGGTCGAGGAAGTCCTGATAGCCACCTGATCCTCCCGCATCGTCGGGCGGGCAGGCACGCTCGCCAGCCTCGACCCAGGCAAAACCGCCATCGCTCGGCGTTGGTTTGACGTCCTTGATCGCTTCGACGGTGATGCGGTGCTGCCAGCCATCACCGAAATCGTAGAGGTAGGTGCAGGAATCTCCTTCGGCGAGCAACTGGTTAAGGCGGTATTTCTTCTCGTCGAGCACCTCCCAGCCAGGATCGGTGAATTCTGGATCGGGCACACCGTAGTGCTTGTCGCGGATCTCGAACTTGTGCAGATGCGAGTCCGACCAACCCATCGCGGCCTGAAGGATGTGATGCAGGGCATCGAGCCTAGTCCGGCCGTCCAGGTGAATGCGACGCCAGATCGTCGGACGAATGCCGAGAAGTTCAACACGAATCGTGTAGTGGTCGGGCGTCGACTGACTGCTGCGATGTTTTTTGGTTTTGGTGGCGGTGGCCATGCTGGTTTGTTTCCCCGTGATCCGTGCCGTCCATTTTACGTACCCATTCGGAGAATCAAATGCCCACATCCATTCGGGAGCGGCTATTGCAGGAGATCATCAACCGACTCAGCCCACTGGCGCATGCAGAAGGCGCACAGATCAAGCGATCGCCGACTACTGCCATCAGCCGCGACGCGAGCCCGGCATTGCTGCTCTTCCCTGAAGCTGAGTCAATTGCCCAGCGGGCCAATGATCGTATCGAGCGCCATCTGATCGTTCGTCTGATCGCCATGGCCCGCGAAACCAACGGTGAGGCTGCCGAGGCCATTGCCGATCGTCTGCAGGTTGCCGCTCACGCAGCCCTGTTTGCCGACGTCAACTTTGGCGGCCTGTGCATCGGACTTCAGCAACTGGATTGCGAGTGGGACATCGAGGATGCCGATGCCACGGCGGCCGCTATTCCGACACGTTATCAGGTCACGTACCGCACCCTGGTACATGACCTCACGGCGCAGGGCTAAGACCATGGAAGTAACACTCAGCAAACCTCACGAACATGCCGGCATGGCGTGCAACCCCGGTGATGTCATCGAACTGGCAGACGACCTCGCGCAATGGCTTTGCGAAATCGGCAGTGCTCAACCGGTTCTTCAAGCCGCCAAACTCAGCAAGCAACCCAACATCACTCAGGAGTAAGCAATGGCCTATTTTTCCGGACAAGGTCGCGTCTTCATCGGCGCGCGTGACACCAATGGCAACCCGCTCGGCCTTACCTTCGTCGGCAACGTGCCTGATCTGAAGGTTTCGCTGTCCGTCGAGACCCTGGAGCATCAGGAATCGCAATCCGGCCAGCGCCTGACCGATTTGCAACTCATCAAGACCAAGAAAGGTGAGTTCGCCTGCACCCTGGAGGAACTGATCCAGACGAATCTGGAGCTCTCCCTCTACGGATCCACCACGGCGATCACCACCGGCACCGTAACCGACGAGCCTATCATCGCGACGGCGGAACTCGGCAAACTCTATTTGCTCGGCAAGCAGAACGTCTCTGCCGTGGTCATCAAGGCAGGCGCTACCACCGTCGCCAATACGAAATACACGGTCAATGCCAAGCATGGCTCTATCCAGTTCACCGACATCACCGGTGTGACCGGTGCGATTGCTGCCAGCTACAGCTACGGTGCGGCCAACGTCACGGCCATGTTCACCCAGCCCTTACCCGAACGCTGGGTTCGCTTCGAGGGTCTGAACACGGCCGACGCCAACAAGGAAGTCGTGATCGACCTCTACCGGGTGGCCATTAATCCGGCGAAAGACCTGTCGGTGATCGGCACTGAACTCATGAAGTTCGAGTTGTCCGGGCAAGTGCTGGCCGATCTCACCAAGCCGGCTGCTGGTGCGCTTGGCCAATTCGGTCGGATCGTGCTGCTGTGATGGGCAAGGAGATGTTCGCGGCACTGCCGCCGGTGCCGGCGTTAGTCGAGATCGCTGGCGAGCACATCGAACTCACGCCGCTCAAGGTGGGCGAAGTGCCAGCATTCGCTCGGGCGGTACAACCCATCGCAGCGAGTCTTTCAGCATCGCCTGATTGGCTGGCAATTCTGGCCGAGCACGGCGAGGCGGTGATCTCAGCTCTCGCCATTGCCACGCGCCGCCCGGTCGACTGGGTGGCCGGGCTCGATCTCGATGAGGCTGTGCGCCTGGCCGAAGTGGTGTTCGGGGTGAATGCCGATTTTTTTATCCGGCGCCTGTTGCCGAGCGTGACGCAGGCAGCGGCGCGAATCGGCCTGGCACTGGAAAGCCCGACGCCTGGAGCCATGCCCTCCAACGCATGATCGGCGCAGGGCATGCCTACGCCGACATTCTCAACTACACGCTGGCGCAAACCGATGCCTTTCTGGCCGCCATCGACCAGCAGGAGTCCCGGCAACTGGCGAATCTCCTGTCGGTAACGGCGACCGGCAGTCAGGGCAGCAGTGACGCATTGCGCCGGATGATGAAGGTGCTGTCGTGCTGAAACTCTCCCTGACCGCCTCCGGCCTGCTCGACAAGTCCCGCCTCGATGCCTGGAGCCGGCAGAAGCAGGCTGCCATCCACAAGGCGGTCGCGACCGGAATGCAATCAGGCGGCAAGACCGTTGCTGATGCCGTGCGCAGCAGGGTGAATGCCGATTTCACGGTCAGGAAACCGGCCTTCGTGAGATCGCTGCGGGCCAAGGTCTATGACCGCAACCCCGACAAATTGCCGGCGCTGCTCATCGGCTCGAAGATTCCCTGGCTCGGCATCCATATGCGGGGTGGAACCATCTCCGGCCGGATGCTAATTCCATTGACCGAGGAAGGGCGCCGCATCGGTCGTCGAGCGTTCAAACGGGTCATCGATACGCTGATTCGTTCGGGCAACGCGTATTTCATCCGCAAAAACGGCCAGGCCATCTTGATGGCCGAGAACATCAAGGAAAACGCCTCGGTACTGACCCGGTTCAAGCGCGCGGAACGGAGCCGTACCGGCGCGAAATCGATCAAGCGCGGCACGGAGATTCCCATTGCCGTGCTGGTACCGGCGGTGTCCATGAAACGCCGCTTCAATCTGGAAGGGACGGTACGCGGCCAGATGCCCGTCCTGGCAAGAGCCATCGAGAAGCAATTGACCAAAATTTGAGAGAGATGAATTTGTCGTGACTCAGGATCGCGCCCAACTGCTGATTACTGCCGTTGACCAGACCCGCTCGGCCTTCGACTCGATTCGCGGCAACCTGGCCAAGCTCGGTGATGAATCGAACCGGGTCAAGGGAATGCTGGCCGGACTTGGCGTATCGCTTTCCGTGGCCGGGTTTGCCGCCATGATCAAGAGCGCCATCGATGCAGCCGATCAACTGAACAAGCTCTCGCAAAAGATCGGTATCTCGGTCGAGGCCTTGTCGACGCTGCGCTTTGCCGCGCAACTGTCGGATGTGAGCCTGGAGACCTTGCAGAAGGGCATCAAGGGGCTGTCCCAGAACATCGCTGAGGCCAATACCGGTATCGGCGACGGGGCGCAGGTCTTCGATGCCCTTGGTATCTCGGTCAGAAATGCCGATGGCAGCATGAAGTCCACCGAAGCTGTGCTGCTACAGGTGGCCGATGTCTTCGCCAACCTGGAGGATGGCGCGGTCAAGACGGCGCTCGCCGTGAAGCTGTTCGGCAAGAGCGGCATGGACATGATCCCGTTCCTGAATCAGGGGGCGGCTGGCATCACTCAACTGACTGCCGAGGCTGAACGACTGGGCCTCAAGCTCACCACCGAGACGGCGCGCTCGGCGGAAGCCTTCAACGACAACCTCACGGCGCTCAAGGCATCGAGCTCCTCGCTCGGCATTGCTCTGGCCCGCGACTTTCTGCCGGAACTGACGAACATCACCAACGCCATGCGCGAAGCGGCCAATGAGGCCGGAACATTGAAGGCGTTGTGGGTCGGTCTGGGCGGGGTTGGCAATCTGATCTTCAACGGTACCGAGATCAAGCGCGTTCGTGACGAGGTCGCGCGGATTCAGGAACTGGTTGACTCGACGCGCAAGAAAGTCGACACCGGCAAGGCGCCCGTGCCGTTCATGCCCTTCGACGTCAAGTTCAACGATGGTGCGATGGCGACGCTGCGGAAGAACTTGGCCCAGTGGGAGCAGGAACTGGCGGGGGCGAAGCAACGCCTAGACGCGCTGACCAGTCCCAAGCGCCCCGAAGAGAAAACGCCGACCGGCAAGCCCACCGAGGACATGCAGCGTATCGCCTGCGTGGTGTCGGGCGGGCAATGGGTCAATGGCAAGTGCGAGAAGAAATCCGCCGGGGGTGCGGAGAAGGACACGACCGGCGCACAACTGGCCGTGCTCAAGGCGCAGGCAGAAGCTGAATTCAAAGTCCTCAAGGAAGGACTCGATCTGCAGAAGACGGCACTGGATCGCTCGCTCGACGATCGTCTGGTCTCGATCCGCGACTACTACGGGCGCAAGACGCAGATCGAACAACAGGCCATCGATCAGGAATTGGCGGCCAAACAGCAGGAGTTGAGCGCGCAATCGGCCATCGCGGTCGGCGGCAAGGACGAAGCGCAGCGCCTGCGGGCCAAGGCCGAGGTCAAGAAACTCGAAGGCGAAATCACCGTGCTCAACATGAAGCGCGGCGAAGTCGAGGTCGCCAATGCCCAAGCCGCCGCAAAGGCAGAGAAGGAACTGGCCGACGAACTCGCCCGCGTGCGTGACCGCTTGGCCGAGATCCGGGGCGGTACGGGTGGCAACGTGACCCGCGCCCGACTCGAACGTGAATATCAGCCGCTCATCGAGAAACTCAATCGCATGGGAGACACCACCGGTGCGGCCGATGTCGGACGCCTGATCAACGTCGAGGCGGACTTGGCGGAACTCGCCAGACTCGAACGCCAGTATGGCGTCGTCACGGAGCGCATGGCCATCCGCGAGCGCGAACTACAGGTGCAGAAGGATGCCGGGATGCTCACCGAGTCGCAGATGCGGCGCGGCGTGCTCGAGTTGCACCAGCAGACCGCCGCCGAAGTGGACGGCTTGATTCCGAAGATGCAGGAACTGGCCGAGTCCACCGGGTCGGAGGAGGCCATCAACCGGGTGGCCCGACTCAAGGTGGAAGTCGCCGGCCTGAAGACCGAGGCCGACGATGTCGCCACCCGCATCAACGGCGACGTGGAAAACGCCTTCGCCACGATGTTCGAGCAGATCGGTTCGGGGGCGAAATCGGCCAAGGATGCCTTTGCCGATTTTGCCCGCTCAGTGATTTCGGCCATCAACCGCATTGCCGCGCAGAAGATCGCCGAAGAATTGTTCGGCGGGATGAGTAAGGGCGGCGGCGGTGGCTTGGGTGGCCTGATCTCGGGGCTATTCCAGTGGGCCGGCTTTGCGTCCGGTGGTTACGTCACAGGGCCAGGCACGACCACCAGTGATTCCATTCCGGCACGACTATCCGCCGGGGAATACGTCCTGCGTGCGGAGGCGGTGCGCCGGGTCGGCGTCGAATTCCTGCACGCCTTGAACGGTGGTCTGGCTGCCCCCCGCTGGTTGGGACCACGGCTGGCCTTCGCCGACGGCGGTCTGGTACCGGATATCGCTCAAGCGCCGGCGGCCGCACCGTCGCAATCGGTGCGTATCGTCAATGTCATCGATCCCGGCATGGCGGCCGACTACCTGAATTCCGCCGCCGGTGAAAAAACCATTCTCAACGTGCTTTCTCGCAATGGCTCGGCCGTGCGCGAATTACTGAGGTAAGCCATGGCCTTTACCAGCGGCACCGCCACCGACTATCTCGACCTGCTGAACCGACTCAAGCAGTTCGTCACCCAGGACATGCTGCCGGCCAACGAACGCTGGTCGGTATTGCGCTGGGTGCCCGGGCCGCCCGCCGAATTAGTACTGCAGGGGCCCGGGCTGGCCGGCACCGAGCAGATCAATGTCGGCATCCTGTCCGAGGCCGGTGCGGACTATGGCAACTGGAAACTACGCGGCTTCGTCGGCTGGAATCCGGCACAGACTTTCGATGGCCAGTACAACCCGAGCGGGACGTTCTACGCGCTGCTCATGGCATCGGCCATGCCGTATTGGATCGTGGCAAATGGTCGACGCATCGTCATGGTCGCGAAGACTGGTACCTATTACGAAATGATGCATTTGGGTCTGTTCCTGCCCTATGCCACGCCGGGGCAGTACCCGTACCCGCTGCTGGTCGGCGGCACATACAACGGTTCGACGCGCTGGAGCAATTCCTACCAATACCGCAACCACCTGCCCAAGTCGCAGGGCTACTCGGGCGCGTACTACGCGCCGACCGGCGTGTGGACCGGGGTGTCGGCGATGTGGCCGAACAGTTGGGGCAGCAACGCGCGCGAATGCCCCGATGGCTCCTATCCGCTGCTGCCGTTCATCCTGGCCGGCCTGGGTGAGATGGAGGGCTGCTACTGCGTACCTGGCTACGCCAATGCGGCGGAGAACATCATCAGCGTCGGCGGCGTCGACCATTTGGTGGTGCAGGACGTGTTCCGCACCGGCTACAGCGACTACTGGGCCTTGAAGCTCGCGTGAGGGCAATGATGAACCCCCACGCTCGTCCCACGGGGATTTCCTTTGGGCACAAAAACGGCTCGCTGCCCCCCGAGGGGGCGTATGCCTCCATTGGGGCGGCCCGTCAGGAGGCATGATGGCATTTCAATCCGGCATCACTACCTCGCCGAGCGATCTCCTCGACAAGATTCGGATCTTCGCCACCGGGGTCTGCGGTTACACGCAACTGATGTACCAAGCAGATGCCGGCTACTTTCGCCTGCACCTTCAGCACGCCGCCAGTGGCCAGTTCGTCAACCTGCATTCCTACGCAAGCTACGTCGCCTGGTACGGTTCGACCAATTTCAGTAGTGGGCTGGCCTACAGTTCGCAGACCGTCGCCTCGGGCTCGTTCTCCGTGTCGCAGATGTCGGGCAGCGCCGAGTATTTCCTCTTCGGCGGTGATGGCTGGTGCTATTGCATCGTACAGACGGCTAGCACCACTTACGGGCCGCTCATTTTCGGCGCGATCACCAAAACCTGCACGTTCACTGGCGGCGCTTTCCTGTCGGACACCTACAGCACCTCTGTGCGGGCCGACATCGATGGCAATACCAATAAGTGGAAATCGGGGAGCTACTACTCTTCTGGCGAGGAGACCGTGAAAGCATTCTATTCGGCGACCACGCGCCAGTTGGATAGTTATTCGCCCATTGCTTTCAACGGGGTGACACCGCTCTATCCCGCGACGGTTGAACTCGGTCGTCCGACGCCCAGCTACTTTTCTTCAATGGTTGGCTATGCGCCCGGCGTGCGCTTGTTACGCATGAACGGGCAGTACGTGAACAAGGACATCGTCACGCTGGGCGGCAGTGACTGGATGGTCTTCAGCATGAGCTATGGCGGCTACGGATTTCTG